GGAAATAGAATTGGTTTAGCAGCAGAAGCAGCTTTTCTTCCTGACCTTGTTAAAGCAAGTATTGGTGCAACAAAAGGAATGAAAAATAGAAAAAAACAAAAATTAATTCAAAGACTTTTAAATTTAGGTGTACCTACAAGAAAAGCTTTAAGCTTAGCAAGAATAGCATCACCAATTGGTTGGGCATCATTAGGACTTGAAGGTTTATATCAAGCTGGTAAATATGGAATTAAAAGAAGAAAAGAATTACAAGCAATGAGTCCAGAAGAAAGAGCAGAACTTGCACAAGAACGAGATGATTTTTCTTTTGGTGAATATTCAGGTGCAGCTGAAGGCGGAATAATGGGTTTAAAAAAGAAATGGTAAAAGAAAACCCAACATTAGTTAAAAATATGAAACACGTTAAATGGAACGCTATACCTCCTTTAAAAGGGCCTAATCCACAAGGCTTGATTAAAGTAGTAAAAAAGGATAAGAAGAAGCAGGAGAATTTAAATGGCAGAAATAGATAAAACTCTCCCTAACGTTAAACGACCAGAAGATGAAGTTGCAGAAGTCGTTAACTTACAGGAAGAAGTTCAAAAAGGTCCAATCGAGATCACAGAAGACGAAACAGGTGCAACAATTGATTTTGACCCTACGGCAGTTCAAATGCCAGATGGTGGAGATCACTTTGCAAACTTAAACGAATTATTACCAGAAGATGAAACATCTAAAATTGGAAATCAATTACAAAATGATTTTAGAGAATATAAAGTTTCTCGTGCAGAATGGGAAAGAGCTTACATTGTAGGTTTAGATCTTTTAGGATTTAAATATACAAACAGAACTGAACCTTTTCAAGGAGCTTCAGGTGCAACACACCCAGTTCTTGCAGAAGCAGTTACACAGTTTCAATCTTTAGCTTACAAAGAATTACTTCCAGCTGATGGACCCGTAAGAACGATGACTATGGGAGCACCAAGTCCACAAAAAGAAATGCAAGCTCAAAGAGTTAAAAATTTCATGAACTATCAGTTAATGGATCAAATGAAAGAATATGAACCTGAGTTTGATCAAATGTTATTTTATTTACCATTAGCAGGTTCAACATTTAAAAAAGTTTATTATGATGATTTATTGGGACGAGCAGTATCAAAGTTCGTTCCTGCAGATGACCTTGTTGTTCCGTATACGGCTACCTCATTAGACGATGCGGAATCAGTCATCCATGTTGTCAAGATGTCAGAAAATGATTTGCGTAAACAAATGGTTGCAGGTTTTTATTCTGACATCGAATTGACAAAGCCTACTGGGACAATTACCAACGAGTTAGAAGAAAAAGAGAGAGAAGTCGAAGGAATTACAAAATCCCAAAGAGTAGAAGCTATGTACACTATTCTAGAATGCCACGTTAATCTAGATTTAGAAGGCTTCGAAGATGTTGGTCCTGACGGGGAACCAACTGGAATAAAATTGCCTTACATCGTTACAATCGAAGAAGGTAGTAGGAAAGTTTTGTCTATTAGACGAAACTTTGCGCCCAACGATCCTAAGAAAAAGAAAATCCAATATTTTGTCCACTTCAAATTTCTGCCAGGACTAGGATTTTACGGATTAGGATTAATACACATGATTGGCGGATTGAGTCGTACTGCAACTGCGGCTCTCCGTCAGTTATTAGATGCTGGAACTTTATCTAACTTACCAGCCGGATTTAAACAGAGAGGTGTCAGAGTAAAAGATGATGCCCAAAATATACAACCAGGTGAATTTAAAGATGTTGACACACCTGGTGGTAATCTAAAAGATGCTTTCGTATTCTTACCTTACAAAGAGCCATCACAAACGTTATTGCAATTGATGGGAATTGTAGTTCAAGCAGGACAAAGATTCGCGTCCATTGCTGACATGCAGGTTGGGGACGGGAATCAACAGGCCGCTGTTGGTACAACCGTAGCTCTTTTAGAACGTGGTTCAAGAGTAATGTCAGCAATACATAAAAGATTGTATGTATCACTTAAACAAGAATTTAAATTACTAGCTAATATTTTTAAAACTTATCTTCCACCAGAATATCCATACGATGTTATTGGTGCATCACGTAATGTTAAACAAACTGATTTTGATGACAGAGTAGATATTCTACCTGTAGCTGATCCAAACATATTCTCAATGTCTCAAAGAATATCGATGGCTCAAACACAATTACAATTAGCAATGTCTAATCCACAAATGCATAATATGTATATGGCTTATAGAAATATGTATAATGCAATTGGTGTAAAGGATATTGATAGAATATTACCACCCCCTCCGCCTAATATGCCAAAAGATCCAGCGATCGAGCATATAGATGCAATGGGTATGAAACCTTTCCAAGCGTTTCCAGGTCAAGATCATAGAGCTCACATTACAGCTCACTTAAATTTTATGGCTAGTAACTTTGTTAGAAACAATCCTAGCATTACTGCAGCATTAGAAAAAAATATTATGGAGCATATATCATTGAT